GGGGGGGGCGACGCTCACGGGCCGCCCGTGGATGTTCACGTAGCTCAGCATGCGGATCTCCTGGGGATGTGGCCCGTGGGGCCTGGGCATGAAAAAACCGCCTCAGTGGGCGGCTTGGTCAGTCGTATTGCTCGCTGGCGGCGGACTTGACGTCGTGCTCATCCATGTCGATTTCCAGGGTAGTGCGACCGACGTACAGCGCGAGCAGGATGGCGTCAAACTCGCCAACCGCGTTGGGCATGCTCAGCGGCGTTACCAGCTTGTCGTCAAGCCGGAGAGAAAAGACGTGCCCGTCATCGCCAAACCCGAGCCTCATGGATGCGGAGTGCGCGTAGCGTCGCGATTCGTCGTCGTCAAGCGAAAGCCAGCCGCCACCGCTGCTGAACTCGCTCATTTCAAGTTCAGCAAAGAAGGCTTCGTGCGATTCCTTGTGGAATCCGCTGCGCGCCCTCTGCAGCAATTCCGACAACTTGATGCTTGAGGGAAGATCCGGCATGAAGGTGCCCACGGCAGTCGAGATGGCCGTCTGAACGGCTTTCGCGTTCTCGCCCTGCACCGCGCTGGAAACCGCTGCATTGAGCACCTGCTGGAACTTGGCAACGTCATCAATCCGCAGGCCGTGCGGCATGGCTTCGCTGAGCTGCTCTTTCATGGCATCGCGGAACTTGCTGCGATAGCCGGTGGCATCGTTGATTGCATCCTTGACCGCTTCTGCAATGGCCTTGTCTACGATGGGTTGGATGCGCTCGGCGCTGACGGCCTGGGCGACGATTGCGGGCAGGTCCAATTCGATCTTGATTTCCATGGGGGATCTCCGGTTGTGGCCGCATCGGGCCGAAAGCAAAACGCCTGCGAGGTGCGGGCGAGACGTGAACAAAGGCCGGTGCCGCATGGCGGCGCGCAAGGGAGAGATGGCGTGGTGGTGAAGGCCCTGGCCCGGCGAAACTGGGATGAGGATTGATGGCTGCCGTGTTCGCCCCGGCTTTCCCTCTGCGTGTAAGCGCCAGACTTTCACTGGTTGCAGGTGGGCAAGTACCTGTCACGATTTGCCATCAAGAAAAAGAGCGGATCACCCGGTTTGCGGTTTGTCGGTGGAGGCATCTCGGATTGCCTTGCTCCACGCCCGGTTGCAGTTTTTCAGTGCCGCGCTCTTTCTTGATGGTCCTGGCCTTTTATGTCGCCAGGGCGGACAACCCAAAATCAACTCTTTGCTCTGTGGTGCAGGTGCGGTTACATGGCGGCCTCCATGGGTGATCCCTGAGCGTTCTGGCGGCTCAGGTTTCGCCGTGGGTGAAAAAAGAGTCGCTGGTGTGCACCAAACCTTTTGCAGATCCGACCCCGCCGAGGGGGTGCACGCGACTTCAAACCAAGTGGCTCTGCAGCTGGCGCTGAACCCCTTGGTTTGCCCCGATGACGCTCGGGGCGGCGCCGGTTTCCCGGTCTCATGCTATGGCTTCACTGATTGCGTTGAGGGGTCGCCACTCCCAAGTACCCGGTGCCTGATGGCTCCATGCCCGGTAACTCGCCTATCGCATGTCCGCGAGACTGCGCGGCCAAGTCGCGGCCGGGTCTGCCGGCCTATCAATCTCGCATGTGCTCTCCTTCGCAGCGCGTGGCTGCCTGGTTGGGATGCTTTCGCCGGCATCGATTCGGCAGTGCTCTGGTCTCACGCGTTGCACTTCTTTCCGCGTGCCTCCTGCCCGTAGGCCTTCGGCTTGCCCTTGGCTGCATAACGCAGGATGGGGGACGGGATTGACCCGCGCCGGCTGCTGGACGCCCTGCAACTGGCAATTACGCTATCTCTTGGGAGAGCGGATAGAAGAGGGTGGGGCCCGCTTGCTGCGTTACATTTGGATTTCCTACGTCACAAACTTCAAACAGAAGGGGCCCCATGCGCAATATCACCAACAGTGAAGTTGGCAACGTCAAAACCCAAGTTCCGCCAAGCGCGCCTCCATCGCCACCGCCGACGGAAAAGAAAGGCATTTCAACGTGGAGCGATATCTCTTAATTCACGCGGTGCGGTATGGCTACTGGTACAACTGCCTCCAAGAGGTGTTGCATCGGCGAACCGCCTTTTGGACCAACTTCGTGCAACTCGTGGCAGGGTGTTCTGCTGTAGCTGCCGTAGTTGGTCAGTACCCGACGGCCATGGGTATCGCCAGTGCCGTGGCTGCTGCATGTGCCCTGGTTTCGCTCCTGCTAAACCCAACAACCAAGGAGTTGCACTTCAAGCAGATGAAGTGCAAATTTTTGGAGCTTCGTGAGCAGGAAAGTCGTCTAAAAGATGACGAACTGAACACCGCCATCATTCGCCTGCAGCGCGAAGGCGAAACCGGACTGACTTGGCTGGCTAACCCCGCGACCAACATGGCTCGCATGGAGATGGGGTACAGGGATTCCAAGGACTTTGCTCACGTCACCCTGCTGGAGCGCCTTGCCGCAAAGCTTGCACACTGAGCCTCTTCTATCCGCTCTCATTTTTTAAGGATCCAGGGGAGGGGCTCGGTCCGATCACTTGGCCCAGCGCAACCTGTCTGTGGTGCGCTGAGATGAATTATCAGTCGGACTTATAAAAAAAGTCAACAGTCCGGCTAATTTTTCTCTGTGTAACTTATTTTGATAGCACGCCTACGGCATCCGCATTGGGCTGCTGGGAACGCAACTGTGCGTTGCGCAACGGGGCGTTGCGTTGCGTGCCGCTGCGGGCAAATTGCTGTTGCACCGGGTCAGGGTCTGTGCAAAACTGTATAAAACAACAGGTATTCTTATGAACCACGATTCAAAGAAGCTGTTCGGCCAACGACTGAAGGCAGCCCGCACGAAGGTGACGCTGTCACAGGATGATTTGGCTGAAGCGCTGCAGGTTACGCGCCAGACCATCTCCAAATGGGAGCGGGGCGAGAGCTCGCCCACAGCGCACCAGCTGGCTGGATTGGCGGCGATGTGTTGTGCCTGTGCGCACACATTGCTTTTCGGTGAGCCCTATCGGCAGCTTGCGATAGGGGAGTTGATACAAGCCCGCGGCTTAGAGGCGGTCAAGGAGGATCGGACAAATGGATGCAGCGCAGTTGATCGAGATGATCAAGGAGCACAACGGGCCGCTTCCCAAGCCCCGTTTCGTGATCGACGTGTATGCGGAGGTGGTGGCGAAGCTGTCCCCAAAGCTGACGCCGGAGGAGATCGAAGACCTGGTGGCGCTGGGCGCGTTGGTCAGGCGGCGATCTACTCAGCTGGTCCCGGTTCTCAACTGGGATGAAATTCCGCACGTACTGGGCGCTGGTCGAGCGGTAATTTAGTGGTCGGCTGGCTCGGCCACTCTGCGAGAACGCTTCGCGGCTGCTGGCTTCGGCGCCGTGGCCGCGCGCTGAGCTTTGGTGCCCGACTCCTTGTGGAGTTGGCCGGCGAAGGCCGCGAGTTGATCCCGGGCTGATTCGGGTAGTTCGCGGAACGTCAGTACAAGCTGCGCCTCCGCTCGGGACAGCTCTGTGATGTCCATGCGCGGAGGCGAATCACTCGACGCCATCGGAGTTGCCGCCTCTCCGATTTCGCTGGCCAGGCTGGCAACAGTGCTGCTGAACTCGCTGATCTGGCAGCCGAGCACCTTGCTGAACTTCGCCGCGGCAGCGGGGTTCAGTGGGATGGCGCCGTTCAGGTACTGGCTGACGGCGCTTTGAGTGATGCCCACCAGGTCGCTGAAGGCGTCTTGAGACGCGGGCTCGCCCCGGGCTTTGCGGTCCGTCTTCCAGGTCAGAAAGAGTTTTTTCAGGCGCGCGGCGTCTTCTTTTTGTTCGAGGGTCAGGGGCAAAGCGGGCATTCACTGAGGGTATTAGTAGGGCTCATGAATTCAAAACAGTCGGACTGTTGAATTAGTTATCAGTCCGACTTATGATATTGGGCATGAAGAACCTCAAGCCCATTCGCAAGCGTCTTGGCCTCACCCAGCAGGCGCTCGGCCAAGTCATCGGCTGCACCCAGGGGAACATTGGCTACTACGAGCACGGGCAGATGATGCCCACCCCGCGTGCGCGGCGGCTCATCGAGTACGCAGGCGGGCTAGGGCTGGTGCTGACGTTCGATCACCTGTACGGCGACGCCCCTCTGCCCGAGCTGGCGCAACCCACCACCCCCCAGATCCAGGAGGCCACCCATGGCTGAGCAGCGATACCGCTTTGGCGGCCCCATTCCTGAGTCCGTGCAGCGCCTGCGCGACAGGCGCCGGTTCCGTGCTTCCAGCCTGTACGCCCGCATGAAGCGGGGCATACGGGATCGGCTGGAAGCTGAGCAGCCTACTTCGGGAAGAGCACTTGGTACTCGGTTGGCTTTTCTGTCCGAGCCAGCTCCTTCTCGACCCGCTGGATGCCCTCCAGCAGCGTGAAGTACGCCTCTTCGAACGCGCTGGCGATGACGTCCCGATCGAACTCCGAATGCTGTCGCTCGACCTTCGAGAGGATCGCGGCGGCCAGTGTGGCTGCTGGCCCGATCAGTTCCTTGTCGATTTTCATGTCCGCCCTCCTTGGCGCTGGTTGTGTAGGAGCTTCCAGCATAGCCCAGGGTGTGGCGGGCACCTCTCTCACTCGTTGTTTTGGTTTTCATGCAGCGAGTTTCGTTTCCCCAGCCTGCCAGCGGTAGGCGAATCTCACGAGGCATTCGCTATGCGTAGACCCATCAAGCAAACCCACCGCGCGCTGTTCCTGGCGCTGCAGGCAGACGCCAAGGAGTTCCCTGGCGGCATCAGTGCCATTGCCAAGCATCTGGACATGAACGGCAACACGCTGGCCAACGGGATCAACCCCGACCACGAATCCGCACCACCGTCCATGAGCGCCGTTCTGGAGATCATCGTGCTGGCCCAGGCCAAGCGCACGGTGTTTGCCCTGTCGCATCTCGTCGGCCAGGTGCCCATGGACTTCGAGCTGGAGCCCCGCGACCCTGCGGACGCCATGCGCCTGTTCCTGGCCTTGGCCGGCAAGGCGGGCAAGACCGTCACCGTGACCTCTGCTGCGGCGGCGGATGGCCATTTCTGCGCCGAGGACCGCCGCACCATGGAGCCGTTCGTGCTGGCGCTGATGAAGGCCGCAGGCGAATTCCTGCAATCCATCCGTGGGGGTTCGCAATGAGCAAGCGACTTCCATGGCTCCGCCTGTACACGCGGATGGTCGATGACGACAAGCTCAAGCTGCTGGCCTTCGAGGATCGGTGGCACTTCGTGGCGCTGCTGTGCCTGAAAGGCGAGGGCCTGCTGGACAAGGCCGACACCCCGAGCCTGCTGATGCGCAAGGTTGCCGTGAAGCTGGGCTTGGACGTGCGCAGCCTGGAAGAGGTGGCCCGCCGCCTGGCCGAAGTGGGCCTGATCGAGCAGGAAACGCTGCAGCCCGTGAAGTGGGCGGTGCTGCAAATGCAGAGTGACGTGGACACCACGGCAGCCGTGCGCAAGCAACGCCAGCGCGAACGCCAAAAGGCCGAGAAAGCCGCGCCAGGCAACGATGTCACGCAAGGTCACGAAGAAGGCACGGATGCGTCACGCGTGACAGGTACGAATGTCACGCGTACAGATACAGATACAGATACAGATAAAGAAGAAGCTAACGCTTCTTTGTCGGCCAGCGAGCTGCCCGACTGCCCGCACGGCGAGATCATCAAACTTTTTGCCATGCACCTGCCTGCGCTGCCTCAGCCAAAGGCGGAGCTGTGGGACGGCCAGCGGGCCAAGAGCCTGCGTGCCCGCTGGGTCTGGGTGCTGACAGCGAAGAAGACCAAGGGCGAGCATGCTGGTCAGCCCTACGCGACGGACAGGGCGTCGGCGCTGGAGTGGTTCGGCCGGTTCTTTGCCTACGTCGCCGAGAAGTGCCCACACCTGACCGGCGCCAACGACCGCAGCTGGACGGCTGACCTCGGCTGGCTGGTGAAGTCCGACAACTTCTCGAAGGTCCTGCAGGGCAACTACCAGCGGGAGGTGGCATGAACGGCTTCGAGGCTCCCTTCGAGGATTTCCCAGAGGCGCAGGCCGCGCCTGTGCTGTCGTCCGATGGCACTGAGCAAGCCGTGCTGTCAGTGCTGGCGAACTTCCCTGACGTTTACGACGAGATCTGCGACCGGCTGACCGCCGATTGCTTCGCGGGCGATGAGCATCGCAGGATTTTCCAGGTGCTTCAGCAGCAGATCCTGGCCCGTCGCGGCATGGACGTGGTGTCGGTGGTGCTGGCGCTTGCGGACGAGATGGACTCTGGCTACGTACATGGCGTGCTGTCGAGCAACGATTTCAGCGCCAGGGGTATCCATCGCCATGTGGACACCCTGGTGGACCTGCACAAGTCTCGCCAGCTGCGTGCCGTGGGCTTCAAGATTTCCGAGCTGGCCCATGGTGACGGCCCGGTGTCTGACCGCATCGACCAGGCGCAGACCGCCATCCAGGCGCTGGAAGTGCAGGGCGGCGAGGATGACTGGGTGGATGCCTACACCGCAGCCATGGCTCACACCGAGCTGCTGGAGGCTCGCCAAGAGGGCAAGGTCTCGGGCATGCCCACCGGCCTCTATGGCTTCGATGAGATGCTCGACGGCGGCCTGGTTCGTGGAAACCTGATCGTGATCGGCGCGCGCCCCTCCATGGGCAAGACAGCGTTTGCCATGACTGTGGGCCTGTCGATGGCCTCGCAGCAGTGCGTTGGCATGCTGTCCATGGAGATGCCGCACAACGATGTGCGCGACCGCCAGGCGGCGATCCTGGGCCGCATCGCCATCAGCGCAATCAAGCGCCCCAACAAGCCCAACGCTAGTGGCGAGACGCTCGACTACAGCCGCATCGTGGACGCCGTGGAGATGTCGCGCAACCTGCGCTGGTTCGTGAGCGACCGCAGCGGGCTGAACATCCAGCAGGTCCGTAGCATGGCCCGCAAGCTCAAGCGCACCAAGAAGCTCGACGTGCTGATCGTGGACTACATCGGGCTGATGGAGGGAGTGGACAAGAAGCAGTCGCGCGCCTACCAGATCGAAGAGATCAGCCGAGGCCTCAAGGCCCTGGCCAAGGAGCTGGATATCGCTGTGGTCTGCCTGGCCCAGGTGAACCGCTGCGCGGCCGAGAAGGCCATGCAGCCCCCGGGCCTGCATGAGCTTCGCGACTCGGGGGCCATAGAGCAGGACGCCGACGTGGTGGCGTTCATCCACCGCCCGATCATGGCCAACCTGCAGCTGGATCCCAAGTGGACCAACTACGCCATGTTGCGCATCGCCAAGAATCGCCAAGGCCGCACCGGTGACATGCACCTGTACTACCGGGGCGAGACCACCACTTTTGAATCGTGGGGTGGCGATGTGCCGACCCTGAGTCCAATCGCTGCGCCCGCTGGCGCTGCCCGAAGCAGGGGGATGGAATGAAGTTGAACTGCAATCCAGGCGACCGCGCCGTAGTCGAAAACTCTGGAACTTCTGGCGATGGGCACACGTTGACGGTGCTGTATCGCGCACCAGTTGAAGGCTTCTATCTCCCTGATGGGCAGCGCGCCATTGGAGCAGGTCACGAAGAGCCAAAGTGGGTGGTGCAGCTCGACCGGCCAACAAATGTCGTGCTCTACGGCGCTCAAGGCAGTAGCAGGCGCCGTGCGGCTGTGTATGGCGTGGTCCGCGACGCGATCCTGCGCTCTCTCGGCCAAGCGAAGGCGGTGACAGCATGAGCGCGCTCGACACGCAAGCAGGCGGCGACCACTACAAGGGCTGCGCCATCCAGCCGATCCAGTACATCCACGCGAACGACCTCGATTTCTTCCAGGGGAACATCGTGAAGTACGTGACCCGGCACAAGTCCAAGGGCGGCGCCCAGGACCTGCAGAAGGTCATCCACTACGCGCAGCTGGCGCTGGAACTGCAGTACGGGGTCAAGGCCTCCGACGAGCTGGGCGACATGGTGCAGGCCGGCAAGGGAGTGGCCGCATCGTGAAGTTCGAACTCCCATGGCCCCCGAAGGAGCTGAGCCCGAACGCCCGTCTGCACTGGGCGAGCCTGGCCAAGGCCAAGAAGAACTACCGCCACGCCTGCGCATACGCCGCCGTGCAGCAGGGCGTGCGCCGCATTCCGGTACAGAAGCTGCACCTGGCGCTGACGTTCCACGCGCCGACTCGCCGCGCCTACGACCTCGACAACGCTCTCGCGCGCATGAAAGCCGGCCTGGACGGGCTGGCGGACGTGCTGGGCGTGGATGACAAGCATTGGAGCTTGGGCATTGCGCGCGGCGACACCCCGGGCGGTCGCGTGATCGTGGAGGTGTCCCCATGCTGAACAGGCTCAACGACCGCGAGCGCGAGCACCTGGCCGCAGTGAAGGAGCTGCCCTGCAGTGTGTGCGATGCCCCAGGTCCGAGCGAGGCGCACCACGTCAAGCAGCACCGCCAGTACGTGTGCATTGCGCTGTGCGAGAGCTGCCACCGTGGCCCGCTGCTGGGTCTGCACGGACAGCGCCGCTCCTGGGCAATCCGAAAGATGGACGAAATGGACGCGCTGAATGTGACCGTGCAGCGCTTGATGGGCAACTGAAGAAAGTGAGCAACCAATGATCGAAGCACCAACGCGCGCCACCATCGAAGAGCGCTTGACCAGCGCGAGCAAGAGCGGCGACCTCTCCGTCAATATCGAGAAGCGCGGCGACGCCGACTACCTAATCGCCGCTGGCATCCAGCGTGCAGGCCTGGGCCGGCTGGTCCAGCAACTGATCTGCGAATGGGACCGCCGCGAGAAGCCGCGCCCATTGACCGATGAGCAGCTGCAGCGCGTGGCCGAGCAGCTTCCGCGAAAGAGCAGGGGCCGACTCGACATGGTGGGCGCCCGCGTGGCCGAGGGCCGTTGGCACATGGAGCGCCGCATGGAGATCCTGCGCGGCCTGCCGCATTTCACCCGCCTGACGGATGCGCACGCCGGCTTTCTGCCCTGGGTGCGGGCGCAGGGCATCAAGGACGCCCGTGCCAAGCTGACCGACGTGCTGCTGTGGTGGTGCGACCGCAAGTGCCCAGGCTGTGGCGGGGTCAAGCTGGGCGAGATGGCGATCTGCGAGACCTGCAAGGGCTTCGGCACCCGCGAAGTGCCACACGAAGCAGAGGGCCTGCTGATCTCCGAGCACATCGCTGAACATGTGGACCGCGCCCGCTCGGGCACCATCGCCGCGCTCAGGCGGATGAAGGGCCTGAAGGTGGTTGCAGCCGGGAAAGGGTGATGTATACTGCGTGCCTAGAGCGCAGGCGCAAACGATCCCGCCCGCGCTCACCCCGGTAAACGTCCCCAGGCGGTGAGTCTGGCAAGACATTGAAGCGATGGGGAAACACGCGCCTAAAGATCACTAGCCCGCTGGCAATGCCCGCGGGCTTTGTTTTTCCGGGTACAGAGCGAATGAATGGTGCGAAGGAGGGAGAGCGCTTTCCCTTACGCTGCGCCGGCTGACTGGACCACAGGTGCGAGTGAGCAGCAGGGAGTACAACGAAGGTGAGGCGAGGTGCTTCTATCTTCCTCATCTCTGAGGAGAGCGCCATGACTTCATCTATTTCGCTTAAGTACCTGCTGGGGCGGCCTGTTGACCCGGATCTTGCTGAGCAAGCTGTTCAGGGGCATGGTGTGCCCTCGCAAGATCCTGATCCCTTGGCACAGATTCGGATGACCAAAGAGGAGTCAGTCCGGGAATTAAAGTCAACCATGGTGGCCGGCTTCATGGTGGTTGGCGCAGTGGTGGGGGCGGGAGTCGGCGCCGTAGCTGCTGGCCCTGCAGGGATTTTTGTTGGCGGCGCCCTTGGAGGCTTGATAGGCGCTGGAGCCGGAGAGGCAATGGGTATTGCGACAGCTGCGCGTGAGGCCTGAAGGCGTCCTACCTGCCTTAAATTCTTCTTGATACGCTTCGTATCCCTCCCCTGCTGGATCCGTCCAGCAGTTACCTACCCTGGCTTGCCTTGGTAGGTTTTTTTTGCAGTGATCCCGCTGGCGCTACTTGGTCAGTTGCGGTCAAGCTGCGCAAGATAGTGGCAGATATCAACCCGCGCGTCATACACCGCAGACAACCAATTTCCCGCTATCGGATGAGAGCCGGAGGTTGGCTTCAGGTGCAGAGCGGCCTCATTAACTGCAGGGGAAAAAAATTCAGCAACTGCGCAAGCTGGGTCCTTCCCGGCGCTACGCGTGGCAGCGGCATCGGCCTTGAGATCTCTTTTGAGCGCGATGTATTGGTCCCTGATCTGTTCGACCCGTGCTGTGACCGTTTTGTTGTCGCCGATTGCGCGCAACAGTAGCGTGCAACGCTCCTCGTAGCTGCGTAGCCGCAGCCGGATGGCGTTTGTATCGGCGTGGTCGAATGGCTCGGTCATCGGACCAGTCTATAGAGAACGTTAAGTGACTCATCCCAGACCGGGGGAGTACACATGTTCGCACAGTGGTTGCGCCACCTTCGGGTGGCTTTCTCGTTTCCGCCGCCACCAGACGTATCCATGCAAAGCATGGATAGCATGGGGTATGCGAGGCTTGCGAGTGTGCAACGGCACTCGCCGCCGAATCGCTCAGCTCTCTGCTACGTCAATGAGCAGGGAAAGGTAGTTGTCAAGAGCGCGTTCGGTTGTCGCGAGCTCCAACTCTGGGCCACCGGTAGAAGTTCCGATGCGGATGGCGTCTCGGTCAATCAGAAGCGCCTCATGAGCGTGGGCCGCTTGCTCAGGTGTGATGGTCTCAATCAGCCGCACCACGACAGTGGCCAGCGCGCTCAGTTCACCGGCGAGCACATCCATACGTTCATTGTTCAAAAATTTATCCCAGTAGGTTTAAAGATGCATCTTAACTGGCGGCCATAGGCAGGCGGCATCCTTTGTCAAAGCTCCAGACATTGAAGAGTACGCTGCCCGTGCTGGACACCCGCCGCGTGCAGACGATGCAGGCCGGCAGCTGGCGCACCAGCGATCAGACGGCAGCACAGCGCGGCTACGGCTACAAGTGGCAGAAGGCCCGCGAGGGCTTCCTGCGCTCCCATCCCCTGTGCATCCGCTGCCAGGCAGAGGGCAGGGTGGAAGCCGCGACGGTGGTCGATCACCGGTTGCCACATCGAGGCGATCAGACCCTGTTCTGGGATCACAGCAATTGGGATCCGCTGTGCGCCACCCACCATTCCCGAGACAAGCAGCGCGAGGAAGCGCGCCGAGGCTTATAGCCCCGCGATCTTGCGAACCTCTGCCAATGTGAACTCTTGGCCTTCGTCTTCGAAGTCCTGATAGATGTGCTCACCCTTCGTGAGCAGCTCGTCCAGCTTCGCGACCTCTTGATCTTGCAGCTCGTAGATGACGATGAATGCTTCTCTCGGGTCTTGATCATCCGCGCCGAACTCTTTGGCTTCCTCGTGCAGCGCTTTGATTGCAGAAGCGGGATCAGCGGCTTCGCCCATCCACTGTAGGAAACCCGGGCCTGTGTCGAAGATTGCGTATTGCATCGGTGTTCCTTCTGGTCGGTGTTGATGATAGATGGCTCTGGACAGGCGTAGGGCGGGCATACCGTCGCACGTCAGCCGACTGGCATTTGCCCTGTACAGGGCTTCTATGCGCGTGCCAGGGCCATCGGCAATGTGATGGGACGAGAGGGGGCTATGCAAAGTTCCCAGGCTTTCGGCCTCTAGACCGCCCTGTTCCGCACGCGCAAGAAATTTCCCCCTATTCAAATAATTCAAATGGAGTTGCTATGTCCGGAGTCAAAGGGCGCAGCGGCGGCGCGCGTCCGGGCGCCGGCCGTCCACCGAAAGAGCCCGCATACCTGAACCTGAGCGTCACCTACGATGAGCCCGCCAAGTTCCTGAAGGCGGTGATGAACGACAGCGGCACGGAGGCCAAGCTGCGGATCGACGCGGCGAAAGCTCTGCTGTCGGCCGAGGTTCGCCGCGGCGAGAACGGGGGCAAGAAGGCTGCGCGCGCTGGCGCTGCCGCTACCCGGGCAAAGAGCGGAAAGTACGCGTCGGCCACACCGCCGAACCTGCAGTAGGAGGTGCCGGATGCCTGAATGGTCTACCGCATGCGTTGACTGGGCTGAGCGGATCCGGGAGGGGCGCTCGATCATCCCGCCGCCGATCTTTCCTGAGGAGGCCGAGGCGGGTCTGGCCGTGATGCGGGATCTGCGCATCGTGGACGCCCCGGGAAGCCCACGCATGGCTGACGCCTGCGGACAGTGGATCTTTGATCTGGCTGGATCCATCTTCGGAGCCTACGACGCCCAGAGTGGCCGCAGGCTCATCAAGGAATGGTTCGTGATGCTGCCGAAGAAGAACTTCAAGTCCGGGTTGGCTGCATCCATCATGCTCACCTGCTTGGTGCGCAATTGGCGCCGGTCGGCCGAGTTCACCATCCTGGCGCCAACAAAGGAAGTGGCTGACAACAGCTTTACTCCGGCCAAAGACATGGTGCAGTACCTCGAAGAGAGCGAGGAAGAGGATGAGGAGCCCTACAGCGAGTTGGCGGAACTGATCCATGTGCAGGACAGCCAGCGGATCCTGACCCATCGCAGCATGGGCGCGAAACTGAAGGTAATCGCGGCGGACACGAATACCGTTTCCGGCAAGAAGTCTGCAGTGCTGCTGGTGGAGGAGCTTTGGCTGTTCGGAAAGATCGCCAAGGCAAAGGACATGCTGCGAGAGGCTGGCGGCGGGTTGGCTGCGCGTCCCGAAGGTTTCATCCTTTACATCACCACCCAGAGCGACGAGGAACCTGCGGGCGTTTTCAAGGAGAAGCTGGAGTACGCGAGGGGTGTGCGCGACGGCACCATCATTGATCCCGAGTTCCTGCCCATACTGTTCGAGCACCCGCCAGAGCTGGTGAAGAACGAGGGCTGCATGCTCCTGGAGAACCTGGCCATGGTGAACCCCAATCTGGGGTACTCGGTGGACCGGCCATTCTTGGAGCGCGAGTTTCGCAAGGCGCAGCAGGAGGGCAAGGAGTCGCTCAAAGGCATGCTGGCCAAGTACGGCAACGTTGAGGTCGGCCTGAAGCAGCGTTCCAACAGCTGGGCCGGCGCCGAGTTTTGGGAGCTTCGTGGGAACCGCCGCATTTCGCTCGAATACATCCTGCGCGAGTGCGAGGTCGTTGTGGTCGGGATCGACGGTGGCGGGCTGGATGACTTGCTGGGCCTAGCTGTCGAGGGGCGTCACCGAGGCGTGACTCGCTGCGCGCTCTGGAACAAGGCATGGATCCACCCCATTGGCATCGAACGGCGTAAGTCGGAGGAGCCGAGATACCGAGACTTCGAGCGCGACGGCGACCTGGTCGTGGTGGAGCGCCCGGGGCAGGATCTGGAGGAGCTTGCGGCGATCTGCAAGGAGATCTACGACGCCGGCCTGCTGGCGCGTATAGGCCTGGACCCGGAGCGCACGCACAAGGTGGTGTACCAGGCGCTCATTGATGCCGGGATACCGGAGGAAATGATCATCGGCATCTCGCAGGGTTGGAAGCTCACCGGCGCCATGGCTGTCGCGGAGCGGGGCCTGGAGGATGGGAGTCTTACCCACGCGGCACAGCCTCTCATGGCCTGGTGTGTGGGCAATGCTAAGGTGGTGCCCTCGGGCAATGCCTCGCTGATCACGAAGCAGGCCAGCGGCACAGGGAAGATCGATCCGCTGATGGCCTCCCTCAACGCTGTCACGCTCATGGCGACCAACCCGCAGGCCAAAGGGCCATCCGTCTACGAGACGCGCGGAATGCGCTTTCTATAGGGCACGACCACATGAAGATATTCGACAAGCTGTTCCGGCGAGATGGGCCGGAGGCTCAGTCGCGCCCGCGAGCCAGTGCGGAAGGAATCACCTTCCAGGGCCTGGACGACCCGGCGCTGCTGGAGTTCATCCGCAATGGCCAGATGGGTGCATCAAACCGGATGCTGCGCAACACCTCGGCGCTGCGCTGTCTCTCGCTGATCGGCAATGGCCTGGGCATGCTGCCCACCAGCCTTTACCGAGCCGGCGACGACAAGGAGGTTGCCAAGGATCACCCGGCGCACAAGCTGCTGCGCTACAAGCCGAACCCCTGGCAGACGCCGATGGAGTTCAAGAGCCAGATGCAGCTGCTGCTGGAGACCGAGGGCAACGCATACGCGCGCATCATCCGCGCCGCTGGCCGCCCGATCCACCTGATCCCCTTCGAAAAGGGCAAGGTGGACGCGAAGCTGGGCAGCAACTGGCGCATGCAGTACCGCTGCACGACGGAGAACGGCGGTCAGATCACGCTGGACCAGGAGGAGATCTTGCATGTGCGCGAACTTTCCTTCGACGGCATTCTGGGTCTATCCAAGCGGCAGCTGTCCACCGAGGTTTTCGAGTTGGCTGAGCAGGCGCAGCGCGCGGCCGGCAACATCTTCAAGACCGGCGTGATGGCTGGGGGCGCTATCGAGACGCCGAATGCTCTCTCAGACCAGGCGTACAACCGCATGCGGGCCTCGCTGGACCAGGGGCTGAGCGGCTCCGAGAACGTCAACAAATGGATGATCGCGGAGGAGGGGGCCAAGGCCAATCCCTTCACCTCGACGGCCAAGGACGGCCAGCAGCTGGAGAGTCGAAACCACCAGATCGAGGAGGTGGCCCGCCTGTACGGCGTGCCCCGCCCGCTGCTGATGATGGATGACACCAGTTGGGGCTCCGGCATCGAGCAACTGGCCATCTTCTTCGTGCAGTTCACGATGACGCCGCGCTTCACGGCCTGGGAGCAGGCCCTGGAGCGCTCGCTGCTGACGGATGCGGAGCGGGGGCACTACTACTTCAAGTTCAACGAGCGCGCGCTGCTGCGCGGCACGCTCAAGGACCAGGCGGACTACTTCGCCAAGGCGCTGGGCGCCGGTGGCCACCAGCCATGGCACACGGCCAACGAGGTCCGCGACCTGGCTGAGTACCCGGCAGACCCGAACCCGAAGTTCAACACCCTGGGCGACCCCTCGGGGAAGAAAGCAAGCAATGAGCCTCAAGCAACTACCTGAGATCCGCGCGGATCACCGGCTGTCCAAGGCTGGATTCGATCTGCGGCCCGATGCTGTGGACCGCTGGGAGCCCGAGGTGCGAGCCTCGGCCAGCGACGCGGAAACGAGCATCTCCATCTACGACTCCATCGGGGAGAACTGGGAGGGCACGGGCGTCACGGCCAAGCGCATCGGCGCCGCACTGCGCAACATCGGTGCGCGCGACGTGACGGTCAACCTCAACTCCCCGGGCGGCGACTTCTTCGAGGGCATGGCCATCTACAACCTGCTTCGCGAGCACAAGGCAAAGGTGACCATCCGCGTGCTGGGCGTGGCCGCCTCGGTGGCTTCGGTGATCGCCATGGCCGGCGACGAGATCCTGATGGGTGATGGCTCGTTCCTGATGATCCACAACGCCTGGGCCGTGGCCGTCGGAAACCGCCACGACATGACCGACACAGCCGCCGTGCTGGCGCCGTTCGATGCCGCGATGGCTGCGCTGTACGCCCATCGCTCCGGGATCACCGAGGCCGAGGCCGCGATGCTGATGGATCGCGAAACCTGGATCGGCGCCCAGCAGGCTGTCGATGACGGCTTTGCCACTGGCCTGCTGCCCAGTTCGGAGATCACCCGCACGGCCCAAGCATCTGGCGCGCGCAAGCCGCTGGCGCTGATCGAGGCCTCCATGGCCAAGGCCGGCTACTCCCGCAATGCGCGCAGAGATGCGTTCAAAGCCCTGTTTTCCAACGGCACGCCGGGCGCTGCCGATCCTGAGGCCACGCCGCGCGCTGGCCTTGAAGTCGCAGCCTCGCTGCAATCGCTGCTGGACACGATGCGCGTGTAGACCACAGCAACCACCAACCCAATCGGCCGCCCTTGAGGCGGCTTTGTCATTTCTGAAAGGGCCACACCATGGCAAAGCAACACACCGCACGTCCCGTTCCCCGCGGCATCATGTCCGTTCGTGCCGAGGCACCCAGCAACGCCGAAGTCAAGGCGTTGATTGATGGCCTGCAGCAGACGTTCGCCACTTTCCGGGCAGAGCACACCAAGCAGTTGGAGGAGATCAAGGCCGGCAAGTCTGGCGCCGATCAGGAGGCAAAGCTGGCGCAGATCAATGCAGCGCTCGACAAGCTTCAGCGTGAAAGCGAAGACGCGCACACCAAGATCGCCGCAGCTCAGATGGGCGCGCCTGGCGTTGCTCTGCGCGATAAGGAGTACAGCGCCTCCTTCGATGCGCACATGCGCAAGGGCGACGTGCAGGCAAGCCTCAACAAGGGTACGGCTGAAGAAGGCGGCTACCTGACCCCGGTCGAGTGGGATCGCACCATCACCGACAAGCTGCGGGACGAGTCGCCCATGCGCGAGCTGGCCCAGGTGCAGCCCACCAGCAAGGCTGGTTGGACCAAGCTGTTCAACATGGGTGGCACGGGCTCCGGCTGGGTTGGCGAGACCGACCAGCGGCCCGAGACGGCCACTCCGGTGCTGGCCGCCCTTGGCTTTGGGCATGGCGAGATCTATGCCAACCCGGCTGCGACCCAGCAGATTCTGGACGATAGCGAGATCAACATTGAGGCATGGCTTGCCAGCGAAGTACAGGCAGAGTTCGCAGAGCAGGAAGGCCTGGCTTTCATCAGTGGCGATGGCGTGAAGAAGCCTGCCGGTATCCTGACCTACGTCACCGGTGGCGCCAATGCGACCAAGCATCCCTTTGGCGCGATCAAGGTCACCAACAGCGGCGCTGCGGCCGACATCAGCTCCGATGCCGCGCTGGACCTGATCTATGCCCTGCCCAAGAAGTACCGCCAAAACGCGCGTTTCCTGACCAACAACCTGACCATCGCGAAGCTGCGCAAGCTCAAGGACGGCCAGGGCAATTACCTGTGGCAACCGTCTGCGCAGGCTGGTCAACCGGCAACGTTTTACGGATACGGCCTTGCCGAAGACGAGAACATGCCTGATGTGGCAGCCAATGCCGTGCCGATCCTGTTCGGAGACTTCAAGCGCGGCTACCTGATCATCGACCGCATGGGGGTGCGCGTGCTGCGTGATCCCTACACCAAGAAGCCCTACGTGCTTTTCTACACGACCAAGCGCGTGGGCGGCGGCGTGCAGAACCCCGAGTGCCTGCGTGCAATGAAGGTGTCGGCGTAACCAAGAAGGGGCTTCGGCCCTTTCTCCATTTCAGGAGAAGACGATGAAGGCAACCAGGCAATTCAAAGGCGTGAAGGACGGAGAAATCTATCCCACCGTATTCGAGGCGGGAGAGGAGATCCCGGCCGAACTCGAAGCTGCCGCGATCGAGCTGGGCGCGGTTGAGCAAAAGAAGGCCACCGCTGGTACAGATAAGGCGAAGTCGTAGCATGCCCATCTTGACCATCGAGACGGCCATCGACCACTGCCGGGCTGACCCGGAGGACGCCGCGATGGTCGAGCTGTACCTCGGTGCTGCCATCGACGCCGCCCAGGAGTACCTGGGCCGCAAGGTGTACGCCGACCAGGCCGAGCTTGACGCTGCGGTGGCTGCGGGCGAGGCCGGTGAGCTGCCGATGGTGGCCACCTACTCGGTGAAAGCGGCGATGCTGCTGATCTGCGGACACCTCTTCGCCAATCGTGAGGATGTGGTGGTGGGGGCGCAGTCCTTCGCCATGCCCAACGGCTCGCGCGATCTGCTGCGGCCTCATCGAAAGGTGCAGGGCCTATGACCACGCTCCGCGCCGGCACCCTTCGAGACCGCATCCACATCCAGCGCAAGACGGGAGGCAAAGACGGCTGGGGCACGCCCGAGCCCGAGGCCTGGGAGAACATCTCCACGGGCCGCATCGCAGCCAACGTGCTGCAC